CCGGAAGTACGACCCGGATCTCAAACGTTACTCGGACGAACCGGTCCACGACTGGTCTTCCGACTGGTGCGATATGCTCCGGTATCTGTGCATAATGGCGAATAAGAAGGTGCGGGCGAAGATAGAGTCTAAAAATCGCTCTAAGGGCGTGCCCCAAAGCCTAAATGAGATTGTCGAAAGGGCACGCGGGGGTGTAAACTACGCATTCTGTCTAGATGACCTTTGGGGTCTGAAGGAAAATCATGGATAATGACCTGAAAGAGTACAGCCAAGGTTGGTGGATGAAGGAAATCGACGCCGCCGAAGAAGAAAACAGGAAGGGCTGGTGGCTGGACGCAGACTCGGCTGTCCAAAGATATCTGGATGAGCGGGATATCGACCAGACGCAGTTTCCTGACAACGGCAATCGCCGCCGGTACAACATCTTCTGGGCGAATGTGCAGATCATAAAGTCCGCCATTTACGCCACTCCCCCAAAGCCTGACGTACAACGCGCGTATGGGGATGCGAAGGATGACGTGGCGCGGACTGCGGCGCTGATTCTGCAGCGAATTCTGCAGTTTGACTTCGAAAAGGATGACAGTGACATCCACGAGGCGATAAAGCTCGCCGTGGAGGATCGTCTCATCCCCGGCCTGGGACAAGCGTGGCTTCGCTACGACGTTCAGACGCAAAAGGTCGTTCTCCCCGCAGTGGTGAATCCGCTGGATGGGCAGGTTCTTGCCCCCGCCGAGGAAACGCTGAAGAAAGTGGACGAAAACGTGCTCGTCGAGTACGTGCATTACCGCGATTTCCTCTATCCGCCCATCCGTACGTGGAATGAGAAGTGGTGGCTGGGCAAGCGCTGCTGGATGCGCAAGAAGGAGTTTGAAAAGCGATTCAAGGGGAAGTGGCAGCAGATTGCGGAGAACGCCAAAACGGAGAAGGAGACGAAGGGGCGGTATCCCAAGGGCTTTACCAACGGTCGGGCCGAGGTTTTCGAGCTTTGGTGCGAGGAGAGCAATTCCGTCTACTGGGTGAACCGCCACGCCGAGGACGTGCTGGACTCCAAGGAGGATCCGCTGCTGTTGGACACCTTCTACCCCTGCCCGAAGCCGCTGATGGCGACCCATACGACGAACAAGTTCGTCCCACGCAGCGACTATCGGATGGTCCAGGACCAGTACGAGGAATTGGACATCCTCAACGCGCGGATTTCCATCCTGACGAAGGCGCTGCGCGTCGTGGGGGTGTACGACAAGAACGCCACGGAGGTCAAGCAGATCATCACGGGCAGCGAGTTCAACATGATCGCTGTCGACAACTGGGCGGCTTTCGCAGAGGCTGGTGGGCTGAAAGGGAGCGTCGACTGGTTCCCCGTGGAGGTCATTGCCGAGGTCCTCGAGCGGCTGATGAACCAGCGCATCGCCGTCATCAACCAGATCTACGAGTTGACGTCCATCAGCGACATCATGCGCGGGGCGAGCAACCCCAGGGACACGCTGGGGGCGCAGAAACTCAAAGCGCAGTACTCCTCCGTGCGGCTGCAACTCATGCAGCAGGACGTTCAGTTGTTTGTGAAGCAGATTCTCCATCTGAAGTGCGAAATTATCGCCAATTGGTGGGATGCGGAAACAATCAAGCGCAAGAGCCAGATCGAGCAGACGGAAAGCGCCCCGTATGCCGATGCGGCGATCGAGTTGATCAAGAACTACGATCAGAGCCAGTATCGCATCAAGATCGGCGAGGAGAGCATGTCCTTGGCCGACTACAACGCCGAGCGCGAAATGCGCATGGAGCTCCTCACGGCGCTGGGGCAGTTTCTCAGTCAGTCCGCCGGTTTGGTGGAGGTCTACCCGAACGCGCTGCCGTATGTCATCCGCATGATTCAGTGGGTGCTGGCGAGCTTCCGTGGCAGTGCGGACATCGAAACGGTCTTCGACGAGGCGTTCAAGGCTGCGCAAGATGCGCCCCCGCAGGGCGAGAACACGCCCCCGGATCACAGCTTGGAGGTTGCTCAACTGAGGGCGCAGGTGGACAGCCAGAAAATGCAGCTTGACGCCCAGCAGATGCAGCTTGACGCCCAGGTGAAATCCGCCGAGATCGCCTCCAAGGAGAAGATGAATCAGGAGGACAACCAGACCACGGTCTTGGTGGAACTCATCAAGGAGGGCCTCGAAAGCCAGAAACTGGAGCAGGCCGCTATTGGCATGACGTTGGAGAACGAGCAAGCAAATGCTGAACGTGCGACCAACGTGGCTGAAGCAGACGTGGATCGCATGCAGGCAGCCGAGCAGGCGGACCTCGATCGTGAGCAGGCGGATATCGACCGCACGCAGTCCGCGGAGCAGGCTGATCTGGACCGTGCGGCTGCGGCCCAGGCTGCGAAGGCCAAGTCCAAAGGAGCGAAGAAATGACTGTCAAGATCAAGGACGTGCGTGCCTATACCTCTAATCTTCAGCTAAGGCTGAACGATGTGGAAAGGCTGCTGAAGATCCATGCAACGCTGTGCGCCGGTGATCCGAGTCTGGACGCTCAGATCCTAGACGCGCGCAATCAGTACATCGCTGCGGTGGCGCTCGCGCTGCCCACGGTTTCGGACACTGCTGTGGAGTTGTGATGCCAACCTACGGATATAAATGCTCCGTTTGTGAGCGGGAAGTGGAAGTCTTCCAAACTATCAGCCAGTACATTCACGCGCCCGAACGACCCGTGTGCGTGCATGGGGGTGACATATGCGTCATGGAAAGAAAGCTCAGCGTAAACCCCGCGATGTCGGGCTTGGCCAATGCCTTAGCCGGAGACCGGCACTACGACGGCCTCAAAGCCCAGGATGGTACGAATATCTCTACCCGGACCCGGCATCGCCAATACATGAAAGAGAATGGCTTGACCATGATGAGCGACTTCAAGCAAACCTGGGCCGACGCGGCCAAGGAGCGTGAAAAGATCAGGCAGGGCGCCCCCATTGCAGACCGGGAGCGCAAGTCTGAAATCCGTGAGCAGGTCATGAAGGCCGTGGCTCAATCCGACTAGACTAAAACTGGAGTATACTCATGCCAGGCGATTCACGTGAAGACTTCGAAGCTGCTATCCAAGAACTCAGCCAAGAAGGTGGGGATCGGTCAGGTGCCCCGGCTTCCAGCCCTGCCGCCAGCCCTGCACCTGCCGAAGGTCGACCCTTCGATGAAGATCCCATCAAGGGAAGCTCCAAGGACCGAGATGCCAGTGGGCGATTTGCCCCTCGCACCCCGGCACGAGACGCGCTACCTCAGGATCCGCAATCGAAAACTCCAGCAGCGGTAGCAGGCCAGCAGAGTCAACAAACGAGCGTGTCGGAGGGCGCGCAGCCTGCCGCCGTGGCCCCAGGCCCACGGGCGCCGGTTTCCTGGCGCCCTGAAGAGCGGGAGGGCTGGGATACAATGCCTGCGCATCACAAGGCAGCTATCCAGCGCAGGGAGCTGGAGATGCAGCAGGCGCTGAGTAGTACGGCCGATGCGCGCCGCGTGTATGGGGAACTCCAGCAGGTCGTCGGCCCCTACATGCACATGATTCAGGCCGAGGGCTCCACGCCCATGCGCGCCATCGCGGAAGTAATGCAGACGGCGGCAGCGCTGCGCAGTGCTCCTCCGGGGCATAAGGCGCAGTTGGTGGCCGACATGATCATGCAGTTCGGCGTGGACCCGGCCATGCTGGACACAGCGCTCGCTGCGCGTGTGTCGGGTCAGCAGATGGCGCCCAATCCGCAGGACCAGCTCTTCCGTGCCATTGACCAGCGGTTGCAGCCGGTCACAGACTTCATGAATAGTTTCCAGCAGCAGCGGCAGAACAATGAGTTCCAGACTCAGCAGCAGGCGATGCAAACGTGGCAGGAGTTCGCCAGTGATCCCGCGAACGAGTATGCCAACGATCTCAGTAACGAAATCGGCGACTTGCTGGAGCTGGCTGCGCGTCACGGACGCGTAATGAGCTTGCAAGATGCCTACCGCACTGCTACACTGGCGCATCCGACCATTTCGCAGCTTGTGCAGCGGAAGAATCTTGCCAACGGTGCCCAGCAGCAGGATGCAGCAGCCCGTCGAGCACTGAACGCAGCGGCCAGCATTTCTAGCGGAAATGCACCCCAAGGTGGAAACCAAGAGGAAGAGAGTGATGGCTCGGTGCGTGGTGACCTGATGGCCTCCATTCGCACCCTTTCAGCGCGGAGGCAGTGATGCTCATTGCAGGTTGTCTGAAGTACAGCTCCGGCGGGCGGGTCATCGTCACTACGACTGGCCCCGTCGTGAACTTCAACGGTGGCACACCGACGAACGCCGCTGGGGCCGTGGTAGTGAGCGGCGACGTGCCCGAGGTCTACTTGAACGGCTTCGGGTACATGCGCAATCAACCAATCTGCACCAGGGAAATCGTACCTCAGAGCTACGAGGGCGGGCTGGGCAGGGACAGCGTGGGCAGGCTGGCGCTGGCTCTTCTCGAGCCCATTGCTGGGTTCATCGCGGGCATCCCCGTTGTGGCTGACGGTCGCGTTGCCGTGGCCTTTGACGGCCCGCCACCGAACATCCACGCGTTCGACAATGGCTTCGATCAACAGGCATTTTCCTAAGGAGTTGTCATGACCCGGCGCACCATCGTTGACTTGCAGGCGTTCATCACTGCCGCTCTTCCGAACAACATCACGCAGGACATTTCTCCGGGTGACGTGCGAGAATGTTTCCGCGACATGGGGGAGTCCATAACTCCAGTGTTTGCGTCCATCGACGGTTCGCACGTGGGGCTGGCTATCCCGTTGACGACCACGCCCATAAAGCTGCCGGGGTCGTTCTTTACGAACGCAATTTCTGGGAATCCGGCATGGGCGCAAGGTCGAGCGAACCCCAACGGCGACATTTTGATTGGCACGTCCATCGGAAGATTGCTGGCATCGCTGGACGTGGTGTTCAACGCGCCGGCTGGGCAGAACATCGCGTTCACCATCGCCAGGAACGGTGTGTTGGCCCCTTCGCGCACCATCGTGACGGCGGAGGGCATTGGCAATCCGGTGGCGGGTGCGTTCACGTGGGCGTATCCGACTGTTGCGGTGAATGACGTGTTTGACGTCTGGGTTGGCATGGTGGCAGGGTCGACCACGATGAACCTCATGAACGCCGCTTTCCGTGGAATTCTGCAGCCGCAGTACAGCTAGCGCTAGGGATTGTCAAACACCGGCCGCGCTGCTACACTGGCGCGGCCGATGATTTTGTCGGACCCGTGCACCGGGCGCCCAGCTTAGGCAGCGTCCCCAGAGTGCGATGAAGGGCCACCGTGGTTCGGTAGTGCAATTCATCAACCTTTGGAGGAATCCATGACCAAGATCAATCGCGCCGTCTGGCTGGGGTTGCTTGCGTTGGGAACTCTGTTCGCAGTCCTGTGGGCGGTCAGCCCGCAGGTGGCGCACATGATCCTGGCGTATCTGCTCACTCCCGAAGCCGGCATTTCTCTGGCTGCTTTCCCGAACGTAACCGACATCGTCGCAACCACGATCGAGAAGCGCTCGAAGAAGATTCAAGACAACGTGACCAAGAACAACGGTCTGTTGACGTGGATCAAGGACAAGGGCAACGTTCGCGAGTTCAGCGGCGGTTCAGTCATCTTCGAGGAACTGTCGTTCGCCGAGAATGGCAACGCAGGGTGGTATTCGGGCTACGATCTGCTGCCGGTGGCGGCGCAGGACGTGCTGAGTGCCGCGCAGTACGACATCAAGCAAGCTGCCGTCCCCGTGACGATCAGCGGCTTGGACGAGCTGAAGAACGACGGCCCCGAGCAGATGATCGACCTGATGGACGGGCGGCTGGGCGTGGCAGAGTCCACGATGGCCAACCTGATCTCGGCCGGTCTGTACAGCGACGGGACTGCCGCTGGCGGCAAGCAACTCGTCGGCCTGGATCTCGCGGTCCCCACGGCGCCGAACACCGGCACCTACGGCGGCATCTCGCGTGACACGTGGGCTTTCTGGCGTTCCAAGGCGTCGACGGCGACCGGTCTGGCCGGGTCCACCGTGCAGGCTCCGCTGAACGCCATGTGGGCGCAACTCGTGCGCGGGCAGGATCGTCCCAACCTGCTGCTGATGGACAGCCTGTTCTGGCAGGCGTACCTCGCCAGCTTGCAGTCGATGCAGCGCTTCACGCAGGCCGAAACGGGCCGGCTGGGCTTCCCCACCCTGAAGTTCATGGATGCGGATGTCCTGCTGGACGGCGGTATCGGCGGCTTCGCCTCGGCACGTACCTGCTACATGCTGAACACGAAGTTCCTGTACTACCGGCCGCACCGTCGGCGCAACATGGTGCCTCTGAGTCCCAATCGCCGTTACGCGGTGAACCAGGACGCGGAAGTGCAGATTCTGGCATTTGCCGGCAACATGACGTGCAGCGGCGCCCAGTTCCAGGGCCGTGTCACGTTCACCTCGTAAGGAGCAGCCATGACTTACAAGCTGCTGGACACGATTGGCTATCCGCCGATCGAGCAGGTGCCGTCTGCCGCCCCGAGCGCGCTCAATCAGCTGCCCATCCTTCCGGGTATGCTGCTTGCCGGCGTGGATCCGGTGTATGGCGGCGGTGAGTTCATCTGGGGTCGTGCGAGCGCTGGCATCCGCCAGTTCGGTCTCGTCACGCTGCTGCCGGTGTGGGACTCCACCACTCGGACTTTCACGTACAACGCCACCGAAGTCGCCAACACGGCGAACCTCGGCCAGACGTTGGCCGTGGCTCAGTCCGTGATGACCACCGGCCAGTACGGATGGTTCCAGGTGCAGGGTGTCACGCCGATCTCCGCGCAGGCAACTGTCGCGGCGGGCGCCAGCATCGGCATCGGTGCCGCCGGCCAAGTCGGTGCGGTCGCTGCTGGGAAGCAGGTGCTGAACGCCGTGTCTGTCGCCGCATCGACCTTTGCGGTCGTCAAGGTCGGCACGGGTGACAACGGGTCCACTCGGATCAACGTCCCCAACACCGATGGGCTGTTCCTCGGGATGGCGCTGTCGGGCACTGGCGTCGGCGCGGGTGTGATCTCGTTCATCGACCCGATGGGCTCGTACATCCTGAACTCGGTGGCCAACTCGGCTGCAGTCGCAGGGAACGTCACGGGCACGGCAACCGGGTACATCGTGGCTGCCATCAATCGGCCGTTCGCTCAGGGGGCCATCACCTAAGAGCGCGGGGGCGGCGCAACGCCGCCCCTCTTTCAAGAGTGCCCAGGGTGGGCACTCCTTAAAGAGGGATAA